TCACGAGACAATTGCTCTGGCTTTTAGCATCACGGAAGAAGCGGTAGAGGACAACCTGTACGATAGGCTGGCTGCTCGATATACCCGTGCCCTGGCACGGTCTATGTCTCAGACCAAGCAAATCAAGGCTGCCTCTGTCCTGAACAATGCTTTTGACACTGCTTACCCGGTAGGCGATGGCGCTGCGCTTTGTTCATCAGCTCACCCTTCTTTGAGCGGAAGCCAGCGTAACCAGCTTTCTGTGGCAGCGGATCTCAATGAGACTTCGCTTGAGCAGATGCTGATTGACATTGCTGGTTTGACTGACGAACGTGGTCTGAAGATCGCTGTACGTGGCATGAAGTTAATTATTCCTAAAGAACTGCAATTTATTGCAGAGCGAGTAATTAACTCTAATCTGCGTTCTGGCACTGCGGACAACGATCTAAACGCCATGAAGTCTATGGGGATGCTCCCTGACGGTGCGGTGGTTAACCACTTTCTCACCGACACAGATGCTTTCTTCATTAAAACAGACGCTCCTAACGGTTTTAAGCTGTTCGAGCGTACTGCCATTAAGACTGGCATGGAAGGCGATTTTGATACTGGAAACATGCGCTTCAAGGCCCGTGAGCGATACAGCTTCGGCGTCTCTGATTGGAGAGCGGTTTTCGGAACTGAAGGCGCTTAATCACCTAAATGGTGTGAGAAAAGGGGTGGCTTGTGCTGCCCCTTTTTTTATCGTATCGTACACAAATTCCTGACAGTCACATCCCGTGACTGACACTAGCCACGACAGGAGACCAACATGGCTAATACTACTTTCAACGGCCCCGTTAGGTCGGAGAACGGTTTTCAAGACATAACCAAAAACGCTACCACCGGTGCTGTCACTAGCACGATGACTCTCAAGACTTACGAGACAACTATCACCGTAGCAAACGGAGCAACCACTGGCAAAGAAGCGGCAATTGGTATTCCGTCAAACTTTATACCTATGGGTGTTACCGTGGCCGTTACTACAGCCGCTGTAAACGCTGTTAATCTTCAAGACATTGGCACTGACGCAGATACTGATGGCTTTGTTGATGGCATTTCAGCCGCTGTAAACTCAGTTGGATTCAAGGGCTTTTTTCCTTGTAACGGCGTTCTTGGCATGTCTGGCGGAGCGACTACGGCGGCTACGGAAACAGCGGACGAAGTGGAGCTTGTTGTTTCGGGTGATCCCGGCGGCGACACAGTGATTGTTCTGAAGTTTTTTGGCATATCTAGCTCCTCTGACGCATCGTAACAGGAGATAAAGATGGCCGGATCAGATGTTAAAACTAAACGGCTAACCGCCGTTGGCTCTGCTGCTGTTGGTCCCGCTCGTATACGTCAAATACAAGTGTTGACCGACGATGTTGGTGCTGGTCGTCTCACTATTACTGATGGTAACGGTGGGGCTACCGCCCTCGACATTGATTTTAAGCAGAACGACTCGCATTCAATAAATATACCCGATGAGGGTATCCGCGTGTCTGACATATATGTCTCAGTAGAAACCAATATTACGGCGATAACTGTCTTCTATAGTTGATAACTATGGCGGAAAAAAAGAAAAAGGGGTCGATGAAAGGCTACACCGTCAAAAGCGGTGATAAACGACCCACTAAGAAAGGTGCAGGAATGACCAAGAAGGGGGTTGCGAAATATCGCAAGGAAAACCCTGGTTCTAAACTGCAAACCGCCGTAACCGGAAAAGTTAAGAAAGGTAGTAAGGCCGCAAAACGACGTAAGTCGTTTTGTGCGCGTTCTGCTGGACAGATGAAAAAATTTCCAAAAGCGGCTAAGAACCCTAATTCCAGGTTGCGCCAAGCTAGGAAACGGTGGAAGTGTTAAAAGTGGTAGAAGTTACTATACACGATGTTGATAAGCGGTTAAGCAATGTTGAAATAACGTTAAATCGTTTAGAAAACAATCATTTAGCGCATGTAGAGAAAAAGATCGACAAACTGGATAATCGTTTGTGGATGCTCTTATCCGTTGTTTGTGTTGAGGCAATTGGGATAATAGGGATTCTGTTGAAATGAGCCGAGTAAGAACAGGAACGGTTGTGCCCGCCGCTAAATGTGGCGTTGTTCGAATGGCGAAAGGCGGTGCCGCTAAAAAGAAAAAAGGTAATAAGATATGCCCAGAGGGCATTGCCTGGGCAAAACGAACCTTTGACACGTATCCCAGTGCCTATGCCAATTTAGCGGCTTCCAAGTATTGCAAAGACCCTAACTACGCCAAGAAATCTAAGGGCGGTAAAAGGAAGGGTCGATAATGGGCGATCTAAAAAAATGGGTTGACCAGGACTGGGTTCGAATAGACAGCTCTGGCAATATTGTTGGGAAGTGTGGTACTTCAAAAGATAAGAAGAACCCGGACAGATGCTTGCCTAGATCAAAAGCACAAAGTTTGTCTAAGAAAGAACGTGCTTCGACTGCTCGTAAGAAAAAACGAGAGGGCAAAAAGGGTAAAACGGTTGTCTCCAACACCGAAAAGGCTAAAGTCCGTAACTTAAACATGGGTGGCGAAGTAAGTCGGGGATGCGGAGCAATCTTGCCAAACCGAAAAAAAAGAACTCGGTATGCATGAATTCTTTGTTGACGACGAAAAAAAGATTTACAATGAAATTAGAGAGTGGTCAAAAACTCTTTTAGAAAAAAAGAACCCAGAATTCAATGGGTTACCCGCTTGTCCATATGCCAAAGCGGCTTGGGCAGCGCAACGGGTTTCGGTTATTTTTAAACGCGATCCCGCGAATTATCATGACTTATGGTCGGTTATATCTACCTGGGACGACAAGGTGGATTTGGTAATTATCGTGGACCTGGCGTTTACCGAAGATTCGGACGCCTTTCACCAATACCTCGATGACCTCAACCAAGCCATATCAGACGGTATCTTTATAGACCGTGATATTTGGGTTATGGGGTTTCACCCAGACCAAGATACTAATGAGCTTGTAGATGATGGCTCTTTTGAGCCAGAGACCATAGAAGAGTATGCGATGATATTCGTTCAGCGCCTTAGTAAGCTGGAGGAATCAGCGGATAAGATAAAAGAATTAGGTTATTATGACCGCTATTTCGACGCATATGACGTTGAAAACATGTACAAGATTCGGCATGAATTTTACAGGAGATTGAAAGATGGCAATGAGCCCTAGAAAGAAAGAAGCCGGTGCTGGCGGCACTAGCGGATCTGCGGTAAACATCGGTAATGCAGCTCCTGGCGGCAAGAAAGCTAAAAAGCCGAAGAAAATGAGGGGCGGTGGATCAGTGGGTGATCCCATCAAAATGAAAGATGGCGGTTTTCCTGATCTGAGCGGTGACGGTAAAGTCACGCAAAAAGACGTCCTAATGGGAAAGGGCGTCATTAAAAAGAACATGGGCGGAAAGGTCTCTAAAAAGTCTGGTGTGATTAAAGGCATGCGTTCCGGCGGCATAGCGAAAAAGAAAGGAGGCTAGTCATGGCTGTAGCGACTATTGCTAGAAAGGCACTTACTAAAGGCACTCAAGCGGCAAGACGAGCCGCAGCGGCAGCAAAAAAGAAAGCCGCTAAAAAGGCTAGAGAAGCTGCTAAAGCCGCCAAAAAGACGTCTAAAAAAGCTAGTCAAGCCACACGAAGAGCCACTAGTTCCGCAAAAAAGAAGGCTAAAAAAACGGTAGGCGCTACTAAACGTGCGGTTAAAAAAGCTAATACAGAGGGTATTGTTTTAGGTGGCTTAGCTGTAGAGGGTGCAAACAAAGCCACAGAAGCGGTGACTAAGCCAAGGCAAAGCACGCCTTCCAGAAACGCTCCGCGAATGATTGACATGGTCGGAACTGGAGTTTCCACCGGAGCCAGGAGGAGGAGGGAAGCCACGCGAATGAAGAACGGCGGTAACGTTAGAGGAAGAAGTAAGAAATGACCGTTTCTGGTTCTAAAAACTTTGAGTTAGACGTCACCGAGTACATCGAGGAGGCGTTTGAGCGTTGTGGTCGAGAGGTTCGTACTGGATACGACATCAAGACTGCGAAACGTTCTATGAACCTGTTGTTTGCTGATTGGGCAAACAGGGGCCTTAATTCCTGGACGATAGAGCAATCTACACAAGCCCTGACGGCGGGAACGGCGAACTATACGTTGAACGCAGACACCATAGACATTTTGTCAGCAGCCGTTCGCCGCGATAACGTGGATTACAACATACAACGGTTAAGTCGTGACGATTACCTGGGTGTGCCTAATAAAACCACGCAGGGACGTCCCTCACAGTGGTTTCTGGACCGTCTAATCAGCCCTGTGTTAAAGCTGTGGCCTGTCCCAGAGAACAGCACAGATGTGATCGTGTTTGATCGTTTGGTCCGAATGGATGACGCAGA